AGGCAAACGCTCCCCCTGACTGTTTTTCCACCACCTAACACACAGAAGGATTCCTGATGGCTGCTCAGCGGTTGCGTTCCGTGACTGCCGATGATGCTGCCCCTAAGCGTTTGTCGGTGGCTGAGGCGGCCAAGTCGGGAAACCGGCGGAAGTTGTTGGTGGCTATGCGTGATCGGATTGCGCAGACCATTTCGGACACGGATTGCCCGCCGCGTGATTTGGCGAGCTTGACGCGCCGGTTGCAGGACATCGCGAAAGAGATTGACCAGTTGGACTTGTTGGATTCGGAGTCCAGGTCTGTGGTCGCTGAGACGGATGACGACCCCTTCGACGCTGCGTCTGTCTGAGGTGGCCCGGCATGTCATTGCCCCGTCTGGGGTGGTGTCGACTGGGTGGCCGGCGGTGCGGGATACGTGTAACCGCCTGGGTTGGTCGTTTGATGGGTGGCAGGACGGCGCCGGGAAGCTGCTTTTAGGGAAGCGGTCGGATGGGTTGTATGCCGCTGATTTGGTGGCGATGTCGATTCCGCGGCAGGTCGGTAAAACGTATTTGTTCGCGGCGGTCACGTTCGCGTTGTGTTTGTTGAATCCGGGTTTGACGGTGATCTGGACTGCGCATCGGGCGAAGACGGCGAAGGAAACGTTCTCTTCGATGTCGGGGATGGCGTTTCAGGAGCGGGTGGCACCGCACATCGCGCAGGTTGTGCGGTCTCGTGGTGATGAGGCGGTGATCTTCACTAACGGGTCGCGGATTTTGTTCGGTGCCCGTGAGTCTGGGTTCGGTCGCGGTTTTTCCAATGTTGGGATTCTGGTTTTCGATGAGGCCCAGATTTTGACGGAGTCCGCGATGGAGGACATGGTGGCGGCGCAGAACGTCGCCGTAAACCCTTTAACGATTTTGACGGGAACACCGCCGCGCCCCCGTGATCCGGGTGAGGTGTTCACGATGGTTCGGCAGGAGTCTTTGTCGGGGCATTCCGAGGACAGCTTGTATGTCGAGTTGTCGGCGGACCGTGATTGCGATTTGTTGGACAGGTCGCAGTGGCGTAGGGCGAATCCGTCGTTTCCGCAGAGGACGTCTGAGCGGGCGATGCTGCGGATGAAGAAGAACTTGTCTGATGATTCGTTTCGCCGTGAGGCCCTTGGTGTGTGGGACGAGATCAGTGTTTACCGGCCGGTGGTCACTGAGTCGCAGTGGCGGGCTTTGGAAGATGTCGGCCCTGGCGATGATGTGAAGCCGAACGCTTTCGGGGTGGATATGTCTCATGGCCGGGCTATCAGCGTTGGGGCGGCGTGGCAGGTTGGCGACGCTGTTCACTTGGAGGAGGTGTGGGCGGGCACCGATGAGCACGCAGCGCTGGCCTGGTTGGTGCAGCAGGGTAGGCGTATCCCGGTGGTGGTGGATTCGGCTAGCCCAGCGGCTTCGCTGGTGCCTCAATTGCGTTCGGGTGGCTGCAAGGTGCGGGTCACCACGGCGGGGGACATGGCGCGGGCCTGCCTACTTTTTGAGGGCGCGGTGTTGTTCGACGGGCCTGTTAAACGGTTGTCGCATGGCGGCCAGGAGAGTTTGACCAGAGCTGTCGGCAACGGGCGGAAACGCCCGATTCGGGATGCGGGTGGTTGGGGTTGGGATCGCCGTGACCCGAACGCTCCGATCCATCCTATTGTGGCCGGCACTTTGGCGATTTTGGGTGCCGCTGAAACTAAACGCGCCCGTGGCGGTGCGACATTCGTCTAAACAGAGGGAGGTGCCATGACGGTTCCGTTGTACGCCGACCCGGCACCTATCGGTGAGTTGAGCCCCCAAGAGGTCAACGCGCTTATCGGCAAGATGTGGCAGATGCACCTCTCGGAGCGCCATGAATTCGACCGCATCTACGAGTACGTCAAAGGCAACTTCGGGGTGCCTAGCATCCCCGAAGAGGCTAGCGACGAGGTGCGAGAGCTGGCGCTGCTGAGCGTGAAGAATGTTCTTACGCTGGTTCGGGATTCGTTCGCGCAGAACCTTTCCGTTGTCGGTTACCGGAATGCCACAGCGAATGAGGATGACGAGGCGTGGGAAATCTGGCAGCGCAACGGGATGGATGCCCGTCAGGCTGAAATTTACCGCCCCGCCCTCACTTACGGGTGTTCGTATCTGACTGTCACACCTTCCGCTTCCGGGCCGATATTCCGGCCGCGCTCCCCGCGACAGATTTTGGCGGTGTACGACGACCCGACCCTTGATTTGTGGCCGCAGTACGCCTTAGAGACTTGGGTGACGCAGAAGAACGCAAAGCCGCACCGCCGGGGTGTGCTGTATGACAGCAAGTTCATGTATCACCTGAACCTGGGTGAGATTTCAGCCGGTGATGGTGCCGCCGAGGTAGCGCGAGTGAATCGGCCTATCAGTGTGGTTGAGATCGAAGAGATCACTGAGCATGGCGCCACGTTTGAGGGTGAACCTGTCTGCCCGGTGGTGCGTTTCATCAACTGCCGGGACGCCGACGACATGATTGTGGGGGAGATCGCCCCGCTGATCAACTTGCAAAAGGCTATCAATTCGGTCAATTTCGACCGGCTGTTGGTGTCAAGGTTCGGGGCGAATCCTCAAAGGGTTATCACCGGGTGGTCGGGGACTAAGCAAGAGGTGTTGAAGTCTTCAGCGACGCGGGTTTGGACGTTTGACGATCCGGATGTGAAAGCGCAAGCTTTCCCGCCCGCATCGGTGGAGCCGTATAACTCGATTCTCGAAGAGATGTTGCAGCACGTTGCGATGGTGGCGCAGATCAGCCCCTCGCAGGTGGTGGGAAAACTGGTGAACGTCGGGCCGGAAGCTCTCGCGGCGGCTGAAGCGAATCAGCAGCGAAAGTTAGCGGCGAAACGCGAATCATTCGGCGAGTCTTGGGAGTTGGCCCTTCGGTTGGCTGCCGAGATGATCGGACAGCCAACCGAGAACGCAGAAGAAACAATTGCTAACTCAGGTGCCGAGGCGGTGTGGCGTGACACCGAGGCGCGTGCGTTCGCGGCGGTGGTTGATGGTGTGACTAAGCTAGCCGCCTCTGGCGTCCCGATTGAGCACCTTTTGACTTTGATTCCTGGGATGACGCAGCAGCAGGTGCAAGGCATTAAAGAGGCAATGCGGGGGGCGCAAGCCACGTCGCTGGTAGAGCGGCTGCTGAATCCGACCCCGGTTGACCCATTGGCAGTAGTCGATGCCGCCCCTCGCGGTAACTGAGTTCACCGCGGCGCTTGGTGAACTGGCCGCCCGCTCAGGGGAATCCGCTGCGGCGCTTATCGCCCGAATCAGCGGGTTGCCGGCGGATGAGGGTTACGCGTTCATCACCGACGCTTACCCGGCGTTGTTGGACCCGTACTTGTCGGCGGCGGGGCTGCTGACTGCGCAGTGGTATTCGGAGCAGCCCACAATCCCGGTGAGGCCGGGTGCTGCGGTGTTCACTCCGACCCCTGCACCGTTACCTGACCCGAAACAGTTGGGCATATCGGCTAGGTGGGCGTTGACGCAGGGCGACCCGATAACGGCTCTGCGGGGCAACGCGATTCGGTCGACGATGAACGCTAGCCGGGACACGGTAGTCGTTAACGCCGGTATTGAGGGGGTGCGGTGGGTGCGTCACGCCCAGCCCAATGCGTGCGGTTTCTGCCGGATGTTAGCCACCCGCAACGACTTCACCGGACGCGGGGTCAAGGTCAACAAGGCAACCGGGCGGGCTGAACTACGTGTTGTCGGGACACGGGGTAGCCGAAAGGTCGGCGACAAGTATCACGACAGCTGTGGGTGTACGGCGGTTCCCCTTCGCGATGGAATCTATGAGCCCCCGGATTATGTGCAGCAGTGGCAAGAGGATTACAACGATGCCCGCGATGAGGGTGCTACTACGCCAGCGGATATCGGTTTAGCGATGGACCGCCGCGTAAGAACTAGCGCACCGGTCGATTTAGACCGCTGAGTTTCCCGTCCGCGCGATGCGGTCGGGCGTTCCCCCTTGCGCGACGCAAAGGGCAAAAAATATAGGAGATGGCGCGATGCCTGAAACCAACACCACCACGGAAACCGCCGAAACAGGCGACACCACAGCAGAAGAAACGCAAGACACCAACAGTCACGACCTGGGAGACGCCGGGAAGAACGCTATTGCGGCTGAGCGCGAGGCTCGGAGGCAAGCCGAAAAGCGTGCCGCAGCAGCGGAAAAGGCTGTGAAGGAATACGCGGACCGCGACAAAACGGAACTCGAAAAGGCTGTTGAGCGCGCCGCGGAG